GGCCGCCGAGTACGTGGGCTTGAAGCCGCAGACCCTTCGGCGCTTCAAGTGCGAGGGCATCGGCCCGGACTCCTTCAAGCAGGGCCGACTCAACGTCTACTACCCGGCTGACCTCGATCTTTGGCTGCAGAAGCGCCTCGTCGCTGCCTGAACCAACACACGGAAACGCCCCCGCGGCAACGGGGGCGAATCACGAATCGAAAGGAGCAGTCAAGATGCTCACCCAAATCCTATCCTCTGTGCCGTCGCCGCGTCCGGCGAGGAGTCACATTCTGAACCGCGACGCGGTGGATACCGTCGCACCGCCCGAGTCCGGACACGAACTGTGGATGCGCGACCGCCTCATCGAGGCCGAGCGCACCGGCGAAGTCATCAAGCTCACCGGCCCTCGCTCGGTGTCCGCGCCCGGGGGCGATGCAGCGTGAACCTGCAGCAGACGGCGGATGCCGCGGGCCTCGACCTCACGGCCTGGGGACGTTGGCTGGCCCTCGCGGAAGAGCTCGCCGGGCACTCTCTCGACAGCGACGAGAACGCATACCCGGCGTTCGAGCGCGGCGTGTATCCCGAGGTGTACGTGGGTGCGCAGGCCGAGCCGTGCGAGACGTGCAAGATCCCCGGAGCGCCGGCGCACGACCCGATGCCTCGGTGTCAGTACCGGCCACGCATCGTCCACCACTGCACCTGTTCGGCGTGCTTCTGATGGTCCTCCTCCGCTGGATCGCGATCCTCTGGCTCCTCATCTGCCTCGGGTGCATCCCCTTCGCCTCGTTCGGCTGGCCCTCGACGGTCCTTCTTCTCGCAATCGTCGCCCTCGTCTTCTTCATCTGCTGGACCTTCGGCTCGTTCGCCCGGTCCGACCCCAACTCTCGAAAGGCACACCACGACCATGACTAAGCACTTCTCTGTCACCGACTACAAGGGCGTCCGACAGATCGACCTGTCCCCCTCCGGGAGCCTCGTCGTCATCGCGGGCGGCAACGGCGCGGGCAAGTCGTCGTTCATCGACGCCATCACGGAGCTGTTCGACCCGAAGGGCGCGAAGCTCACCCCGAAGCCGATCCGCGAGGGTGCGGAGGAGGCGCGCGCCGAGTACGTCGACGAGGACTTGCAGCTGCGGATCTCCCGCGTCTGGAAGAAGAACGGCACCGCGGGCACGCTGACCGTCGAAGCGCTCGATGGCGCGAAGTACTCGCGGCCGTCGGACGTCGTCGCCTCCCTGCTCGGTGGGGCGATCTTCGACCCGGTCGCGTTCCTCAACCTCGACGAGAAGAAGCAGAGGGACGCACTCCTCGCGAAGGTCGAGCTTCCGTTCGATCTCGACACCCTCACCCGCGAGAAGGCGGGCGCCGAGCAGCGCCGCCTGGAGGCGGGCCGCGAGGTGAAGCGCCTGGAGGGCGCGCTCGCGTCGCTCCCGAAGCCCGACGCACCGGCCGAAGAGGTGTCGTCAGCGGAAATCCTCGCGGAGCTCGAGGCGGCGCAGAACCAGAACATCCAGGTGCAGCGCGCCGGCGACCTCGCGCAGGAGCTGGCCCACCGGATCGAAGGCGTCGACCGTCGGATCGATCAGCTGCGCGAGCAGATTCGCACTCTCGACGAGGAACGCGAGGTGCTCGATCGCCGCCGAATCGACGCCGAGAGCGACATGCAAGGCGACGTCGTCGATGTCACACCCATCCAGGAGCGCCTCCGCAATCTCGACGCGGTCAACCAGGCCGTCAGGGACCGGAAAGCGTACGAGCGCACCGCCGCGGACCTCGCCGCCGCTCAGCACCTCCACGAGGGGGCGCAGCACGCGCTCGACGCGATTGAGCAGACGAAGCGCGAGGGACTCGCCGCGGCGCAGTTCCCGGTCGCTGGCCTCTCGGTCGACGAAGACGGCGTCACCTTCGACGGTGTCCCGTTCGGTCAGGTCAACTCGGCAATGCGTCGCCGGGTCGCATTCGCGATCGCCACCGCCGGGGACCCGAAGCTCAAGCTCGTCATCGTCAAGGACGGCGACCTGCTCGACGCCGGCTCCCTCGACGCGATCCGCGAGGTCGCCGACGAACGCGGATACACGGTCCTGGTCGAGCGCGACCGCGACGAGTCCCGCAGCATCGGCTTCACCGTCCAGGACGGAGCCCTCGCGTGACCGCCTCCGAGGACCAGCCCAGCACGCTACTCGACTCGCGCGAGCGCACGGTCCTCAATCCGGCTCGACAGCATGACCAGAGCACGCTGGCCAAGGACCTCATGGATCAGTTGCTCGAGAAGATCGAGCCGCACAACCCGGGTTGCCACTGCCCGTTCTGCGACGCCTTCGATGCTCTGGGGCGTGCGCTGTGAGCGCCCTCGCTGTCCTGGATCGGACGCTCGCCGACTCGAACGACCGAGAGTCCTGGCTCGCACTGCACGGCGCGGGGAAGGTCATCGGCTCGTCGACGGCCGGGAAGTTCGCGAAGCCTGGATCGGTCGAGACGTATGTCCGGCAGATCCTCGAGCCGCGCACCTTCTCCGGGAACGAGACCACCCAGTCAGGTCACCGGTGGGAACCGTTGATGCTCGCCTACGCCGGGGCGGAGCCGAACAGCCTGTTTGTGCATCACCCCGACAACCGCCGGTACGCGGCCACGGTCGACGGCACGAAGCGTGCACGCATCGTCGAGACGAAGGCGAAGCACAACAAGGTCATCACCGCGCCGACGCCGTACGAGGTCCGGCAGCTCGCCTGGCAGATGTTCGTGCTCCCCGAGTTCGACGGCGCCGACTGGGTGTGGGTCGAACTCGTACGCGACCGCAATATCGGGGAGTGGGTGATGCGCCGCGACCCGCAGACCCTCGTCTTCGACCGCGACCACCCGCAGATCGTCGCCGCCACTCAGCTGATCGTCCCGATCGCTGAGCAAGTCCTCGCCGCCCTCGACGCGGCCCCCGTCCTCGAAGGAGCCTTCTGATGACCACCACCGACCTCGCTCTCCCGGATTCCGTCCGCCCTGATACCTGGAATGCCGACACCGCCGCACTCATGGAGTTCGCCGGCCTCACCTGGACCGAACAGTCGAACGACGGACCTGTGCGGAAGTTCGCCCCCAGCGGGATCATGGCGGCGTTCATCGCCGCGTGCCGCACGACGGGCCTCGACCCGACGGCGAAACAGATCTACGCGGCCCAGATGGGTGGCAAGTGGACCGTGCTCGTCGGGATCGACGGCTTCCGCGTCGTTGCGCAGCGTTCGGGTGAGTACGACGGCCAGGATCCGATCGAGTGGCAGGCGGAGGAGAACGGGCCGTGGACCACCGTCCCGCCGAAGACTCCGCACGCCGCGCGAGTCCGCATCTACCGGAAGGGCATAGGCCGCCCGCTCGAGCAGACTGTCACCCTCGCCGAGTTCGGCGGCAGCGGCGGCAACTGGGCGAAGCGCCCCGCGCACATGCTCGGCATCCGCGCCGAGTCTCACGGCTTCCGCCGAGCGTTCCCAATGCAGCTCGCCGGTCTCTACACCCCGGAGGACTTCCAGGACGAGGTGACGGACACCTCGGACGCAATCACGGTGCCCGCTCTGAGCGAGGACTGGGCGAAGCTCATCACCGACGCGAAGACCCGCGAGGAGCTCGACGCGATCCGCGAGCGAATGCGCCCGGAGGCTACGGAGAAGCTCAAGGCCGCGTGGTTCGCCCGTGCCGGCGTTCTCGCTCGTGAGGAGCAGACCGTCGATGCCGAGCTGGTGGAGGACGGTGCAGTTGCCGAGACCGCAGTTGAACTGACGCCTGAGGAGTTCGAGGCCGCGGAGGCTGCGCGCTTCGACACCGAGCACACCGAGGCGGTGGACCGTGACTGAGCTGATCCACTCCGTGACCGGCGAGGTCCTCGACTACACGCCCGCGAACCCGGTCGAGGTGGAGTACATCATCCGCGAGCTCGGGGAGCGCCTGGAGCGTGCTGTGCCAGTCCTGGATGAGCTGCAGCGCGCGCGGTACGACGCCGAGTCCGCCTACTCGTCCGCGTTCGAGACGGCGAAGCTCACGTCGAAGGCGGAGATGTACTCCGACCGTCGCTCGGAGGCGAAGCTCGCCTGCCTCCCGCTCGAGCGCGAGCTGAACGAGGCGAAGGCCAAGCTGCACCACGCCGAGCGGCTGCAGGACGCGCTCAAAGCGAAGCTCTCCGGTTACCAGACGATCTCGAAGTCCCTGAATCAGGCATTCGGAGCGACTCGATGATCATCCAGACCACCAACAAGGGAGGAGTCCACATGGACGCCAAGAAAGAGGACGGACGACCGCAGGGTCTGTCCGAGATCCTCGCCACCGTTCGCCCGAACGCGGACGCAGAGCTCGGGCAGGAACTGTCCGCGCTCGTCGAGGCGGTGAACACGACCGGCAAGGCCGGGACGCTCACCTACACGCTCTCGGTGAAGCCCGCGGGATCGTCGGGTCACACCGTCGAGATCGCGGACAAGATCACCGCGAAGCGCCCGGAGAAGTCCCGGGCCACGTCGATCGCGTTCGTCGGCGAGGGGAACACCCTCCACCGCAACGACCCGACGACAGCACCCCTGTTCCAGGACGAGGACATTCGCGACGCCGGCGCGAGTTATGACCCCCGCACCGGCGAGATCAAGGAGGCCCCCGGGGCATGACCACCATCGAGGACACCA